ATGGCTGCGCGAAAGCGTGCGCTGCTCGCTGATGGCGTGAATCCGGTAGAGGAGCAGCGGAAGTTGAAAAGCCGCCGAGACTGGACGATTCGTGAGCTCATCGCCGACTACCGGGAAAAGGTGCTCAGCACGTTGGCCGATAGCACGCAACGTAGCTACGGCCGGAATTTGAAGCGAGTCGAAAAGGGCATGGGGGCTGTATCAGTCCAGTCAGTGGGCCCCGCGGATATCGTGGCCGAGATCGAGCGCCACGACCTGGGGTGGGTCGAAATCTTCACGCTTTGGTGCGTACTGCGCGGCTTGTTCAAGCATGCGGCCGGCAAGAAGATCATCGTTGCCAATCCGTGTGCAGGTATCCAGCTTGACGCGATCATCGGAAAGCGGCCGCCGGTGAAACAGCGGTTAATGCTGACCGATGACGAACTCCATGTGCTGTTGAACGCCAAAATGCGCGACGCGAACCTCTATGCCGTCAGGGTCGCGCTCGCGACTGGCGTGCGCATCTCCGAACTGTACACGGCGCGCCGTCGTGATCTTCACCTCGGCGAAGGTCGTTGGCATGTCCCGAAAAGCAAGACCGGGCCGGAAATGGATATCCCGCTCGCGCCGATTGTAATTGAGTGGTTCGAGCGGTTGCTCACGCTGGCCGGGACGTCAGAATACGTCCTGCCGGCCCGCCTGAGCAATCGCCTGGATCGTCACCACGGGGACACGCACGTATCAAAGGATGCGATTCGGGAAGCGATCGACTACTGGATCGAGCACCACAAACCCGCGATTCGCCGCTTCACGCCCCACGATCTTCGAAGCACGATGAAGAGCCACATGCGGCGGCTGAAGGTGTCGCGTGACATTTCGGAAATGTGCTTGAACCACAAAATCCCGGGCGTGGAAGGAATCTACGATCAGTACACGTATTGGGATGAGCGCCGCCACGCGCTCAACGTATGGGCGGCGCATCTTCAGCAATGCGCTCTCGGCCGGCCGTCTGATTAATAGGGTTCTATCACCTCGAAGATACGCACAATCCTGCACGGCGAGCAACGCAGACTGTGCCAAGCAGAGCCATACAGCGCCACGCGATAGCAGAAACGCAAGATTCCGCGCGCGATGAAAAGTAGCTTATGGCTCGTGCATATCCTTCAAACGAGGTGCCTATGCAAAGCAACAATCGAGGCCGCGGGCTCCGGCCGAAACAAGCTGCAAAGTACATCGGAGTTAGCCAAACATCGCTTTGGCGCTACGCTCGGACGCGTGGCGACTTCCCGAAGCCGGTTCGGCTTACGGAGGGAGTTACTGTTTTCTTCGAGGCAGAACTCGACGCGTGGATGGCGCAGCGGGCGGGTACGGCGTGCGGGGTGGCTGCATGAATTCCATCGACAACGCACATTGGCTTACCCGCGCCGCGAAACGGGGCGCCGCCGAGCAACTGCTCAGACTTCGCGCAGTTCATGGTGACGATCCGTGCACGCGTGAGCAGACGGCGGCGCACGAGGCCGGGCACGCGATCATTGCGATGGCGTTCGGCTGGCGCTTTCTCGGTGCTCACATTCGTTCGAAGGACCGGGCTTGGATCGGCTCCGTGAACTACGAGCACCGGCTGACCGGGCGACCTCACAAACTCGACGACACAGCCGATATCTTGTTTGCCGAGGCGGTGATGGACCTTGGGGGAGTCGCGGGCGAGCAGGCCGCGGGCCTGTATCACCCCACGTCGAGCTATTTCGAAATCAAGAATGCTGCCGCTCGGTGCGACGCGCTTGACGCTTTCACGGACGCGGCGCCGAGCAGCCATTTTGCCCGCGCGCTCGCGCTCGCGATGACGGAAATACAGGCCAATGCCGCGACGTTCGAGCTCCTGCGCGCGCACTTCCGACGCTCGAAGCGACTGACGCCGGGCGAAGGGCGGCGGATGCTGAAGAACGTCGCGCCGCGGCTCGCCGGCATGCAGTTCGTGAAAAGAAAAAGCCCGCATTAAATGCGGGCCCAAAAATTTCAAAGCTCGGTAAACACGATGAATAGTACACCTACAGAAAATGCTGTCAAGCCAAGCTGTACACATTCGGATCTCGTCGCCGCGCTCGCGCCGATCGTTTCGCGCGTGCGCACGTCGACGTGCTGCGTCAAACGACCGGGCAAGCATCCCGAGCGCATCGAGCAGGCGCTGACGGCTGATCGGCTCGCGCATCACGTGAACGGCGGGCCGGCCTACGGTGTGTATCCGATGCAGCCGGGCAGCGACGTGACGCTGGTGGGGCTGCTCGATCTCGACTCGCACAAGGGCGAGACGCCGTGGCACGAAATGCAGGACACCGCGGTGCACATCCTCACCGCAGCGTCGGCAGCCGGCCTGCAGGGCATTCCGTTCCGCTCGTCGGGCGGGGCGGGCATCCACATCTATTTCCTGTGGGATGCGCCGCAGGACGCGTACAGCGTGCGCCAGGCGCTGCGGCGCGTGCTTGGTGCGTGCGGCCTGCAGGACGGGACGAAGGGTGTGGCAGCCGGGCAGGTGGAATCCTTCCCCAAGCAGAGCAGCGTTCCGCACGGCGGGTACGGGAACATGTTCGTCCTGCCGCTGGCCGGCAAGTCGGTGCCGCTCGACTCATTCGAGCTGGACGACATGCCGAAGTCGTACATCACCGAAATGGACTGGCCGACGAGCGCGCCGGTGCCGCGCGCCGAACGAGAGATTGTCGTGCCGCCGGCGGCCGCCGCGCCTGCCGAGCTCGGCGTGCTGAAGTCCGCCCTCGACGCGATCCCGAACACGGGCGACGACGAGCTGGACTACGACAGCTGGCGCAACGTGCTGTTCGGTGTGCACCACGCGTCGCACGGCTCGGATGATGGTTTGGCGCTCGTGCTCGAGTTCTCGGCGCGATCGAGCAAGTACGACCCGGCGAAAACCGAGCGCGATTGGGGCTACGCCGGCAAGAATCAGGGCACGCCGATTACGATCGGCACGATCAAGGCGATGGCCGCGGCGCACGGTTGGCAGGATCCAGCGCGCCAGCCGAGCGAGGACGACTTCGAAGCACTGTCGCAGGACGAGGCGGCCAAGCTGCCCCCGCCGCGTCCGAACTATCGCCGCAATGGGAAGGGCGAAATCCTGATGACCACCGAGAACGTTGTGGTCGGGGTCAGCGTGCCGCACGAGTGCGGATGGCATATCCGGTGGGACGACTTCCGCGCCGAAGTTGTGCTCGCTCGCCACGAGGATCCTCATGGATGGCGTGCGTTCACGGATGCGGACTATACGCGCCTGCAAATCGAGCTCGAGCGGAAGCATTTTCCCAAGGTCAGTACGGCCTCGATGCGGGAGGCCGTGACGCTGGTATCGGATGACAACCGTTTCGATACAGCGATCACATGGCTGACCGGACTACGGCATGACGGCGCGCCGCGCATCGAAACGTTCCTGCGCGACTACATGGCCGTCGAGGACACGGCGTACACGCGTGCGGTGTCGCGGTATCTCTGGACGGCACTCGCCGGTCGCGTGCTGTCGCCCGGGTGCGAGGCGCCGATGGTGCCGGTGCTGATCGGCGAGCAGGGCGCGGGCAAGACACGGGCCGTGAAAGCCTTGGCGCCGGCAGCTGAATTCTATTGCGAGCTCAACCTTGCCGACCGGGAGCAGGACGCTTCGCGGCTCATGCGGGGGCGTCTGGTGATCGAGCTGGGCGAGCTGCGCGGACTGCATACACGCGAAGCGGAATCGATCAAGGCATTCATCAGCCGGACACACGAGAGTTTCGTGCCGAAATACAAGGAGTACAGCGTGACGTTCGCGCGCCGGTTCCTGTTCGTCGGCACGACCAACCAGGACGAGTTTCTCGCTGATGAGACCGGGGAGCGCCGATGGCTGCCGGTGCGCGTCGGTCGGTGCGACGTCGAGCGGATCGCGGCCGACTGCCTGCAGTTGTGGGCCGAGGCCCGCACGGCCTACGAGCGTGCCGGGGATGTCGACTGGCGGGAGGCCGAGACGCTGGCGCGCGAAGTGCACGCGCAGCACAAGCTGTCTGACCCGTGGGCGCCGATCGTTCACGAATGGCTTGATAGCGATGGTGAATGCGAACTTGGTCTTCCGCCGCGTGAGCGCGAATTTTTACAGGTTCATGAGATCGCAACTGGCCCCCTTGGAATGGCCCACGGTCGCCTGACACGCAGCGACGAAATGCGAATCGGGAAAATTTTGCGAGAAATGGGGTATTCGAGGCAGCAAAAGCGGGTCGCGGGGCGCCCGGTCAAGGTTTGGGTCAAGCCCGCGTAGCTACTGTATCCACCTGATGCGTAGCAGGTGGGTACGCGCAAAGCCTTATGCAGTAAGGGTTGTATCCACCGTATCCACCGTATCCACCTTTCTCTATATACGTGTGCGCGATAAATAAGGGGGATGCAGGGGTTTATAGGAAACAGGGGATACGGTGGATACAGGTGGATACGCCCTGGTGGGGCCGAAAGATGCAGGAAATTACAAGTTCGCAGTACGAATTTAGTGAGGTAAAGCAATGAAGAAACTGACCGCGAAGCAACAACGATTCGTCGACGAGTACCTGGTCGAACTGAACGCGAGTGCGGCCGCACGCCGCGCCGGCTACAGCGAGAGGACCGCGCGTGCGATCGGCGACGAGAACCTGACAAAACCTGATATCCAGGCGGCTATCGCGGCCGCCATGAACGCCCGTAGCAAGCGCACGAAGGTCACCTCGGATCGCGTGCTGCAGCGTATGGTCGAGATCGACGAAATGGACGTGCTCGACATCATGAACGACGACATGTCGCTGAAACCCGTGAGCGTGTGGCCGAAGGTGTGGCGCCAGTACCTCAGCGGATTTGACCTTGCCGAGCTGTTCGAGGGCAACGGCGATGCTCGCGAGATGGTCGGGATCCTGAAAAAGATCAAGTGGCCGGACAAGCTCAAGAATCTCGAAATGCTCGGCCGGCATTTCGGAATGTTCAACGACAAGGTGAGACTGCAGGGTGACAAAAACGCGCCGCTGACGGTCGTGATCAAGGATCTCACCGGTCGAAAACCACTTCCGAAGGACGATTGAAATCCCCATTGGCGATTTCAACTCCGCGCGCGATGCCTTGCCTAGTAGGCGAAGCGCGCCATGCAGCGCGCTCAAACCGCACGTAGCTACCCAATTGGCTACCCGATGCTGATCCAGCAGACCGCGCGTGCGTGCGCGCTCTGCATCGTGGCGCTCTGCATCGCGGACGCGCCACTCGCGGCCAACAGCGCGTCTGCCAACGGCGCACAGCAGGCGTGCCATGCGCGCGCGGCCGGATCGTGGCCCCCAGCGCGGCCCACCAGCGCGCGGGCGTCACCGATTCGGGGCCGGCCGACACGCCGACCGACACGCCGGCGAACACGGTCGCCACGACGACTGCGGCGGCCGCGAACAGCGCGCAGCGGCCGGCCGAGCCGCTCGAGCCGTTCCAGCTGGCCTACTAGCCGCGTCAAGCCGCTGCCTGCGCGTGCAGCACGCCCGACCAAGCGGCGTCGCGCCGGATCCTCGCGAGCATCATCGGCGTGCCGACCAGCGTGATCGCGACGTCGGTCGACAAGGTCGCGTCGAGCCCCGCGCTGTCGGTGGCGAGCGCGAGTGCCTCGCCGGCGAGCGCCGACAGCGGCACGAGCACGCCGGCCGTGCCGTGCCGCGCGCGCACCTGACGCAGCAGGTTCGGCGCGACGAGCCCGACGTACGACAGCGGGCCGGCGATGCTGACGGCCACGCTCGTGAACGCGACGGCGATGACCGTCGCGGCAAGCCGCGTCGCGTCGACGCGCACGCCGGCCGCGGCCGCGGCGTCGTCACCGAGCGCGAGCGGGTTCAGTGGCCGGATTACGAACGGCAGCGCGACGAGCGGCGCGGCGCGCCAGCGCGCGGCCAACGCGAGGTCGCTAGCGCCCGGCTGATACAGACTGCCGTTCGACCACAGCGCGGTGAGCACCAGCATGCAGACGCTGCCCGCGAGCACCAGCCGCAGCGACGTTGCGCGCCATCCGCCGGCCGCGGCGTTCGCGCACGCGCACGCGCACGCACGGCGAGCAGACCGCACACGAACAGCAGCGGCACCGACGCGACCACGTGCCGCGCATCAGCGCGAGCCCGCAGACGAATGGCGGAACTGGCGCGACAGCCACCAGTGTTGCAGTACGTCTCCCTGACATATTTCGCTGCCATATACGCACGATTCTGCACGGGCGTAATGCGATGCTTCCGACATGAATTATTCGGGAGAGGTCATGGCAGCAACCAACATCTACATGAGCAACGCGTCGCGCAGCCGACTCCAGGCATGCGCGCTGTTGCGAGGTACGTCGATGGCGCGCGTTGTGGAAGACGCGCTCGCCGAATTCATCGATCGCCACGGGCTGCTGAAGGGCGGCGAGTGGCGGATCCGGCCGGACGAGGATCACGCGTGGTGTCGCGCGACTGCTGCGCAGGCCGACGCGGCCCGCGTGCTCAACTGGCATGTCGAACTCGCGGAGGACTGATCGATGGCCGATATCCGACTGATCGAAGCGCAGCTCGCTGAGGCGCGCAGGCAGACCGCCACGGCGCAGCAACAGCTCGAGGATCGACTGCTCGAGAACAACGGTGCGGAGGACGAGGAAACGGCGTCGCTGCGCTTCGTTGCGGATCTGCACCGGTCGCGCGAAGCATCGCTCGTCCGCGTACACGAAGCCGCGCAGCGCGCCAACAGCGCGGCGGCGCTCGAAGCGCGGCACCAGGAGTCGCGGGACGGCGTGCGCGCAGCTCGCGCTCTGGAACGCCGATACGTCAACGCGGCGAAGGCGCTGGAAACCGCGCTCGAGGCGGTCGCTATCGCGCGCAGCGAGTTTCTGCAGATCGACGCCGAACTGCACACGGCGATCCGCGCCGTCTGCATGAATCCCGAGCTGAACGATGCGCAGAGGCACGGGCTGTATATCAATGGCACCTGCTCGTGGATTTCCGACCAGGCCGTCCGAACGTACGTCAAGTCGATGTTTGACGAAGATCGGCGGCCCGACAGCATCGCAGGCGTCGCAGCGCGGCACATGCAACAGACGATCGTGCGCCTCGAAACGGCGGTCGCGCATCGTAAGCCTGACCACCGACCGCGCTCGCCGTACACCCTCGATGGTGAGGTCGAACTGCGTTCGATGCAGGAGGGCGCCTGATGGACGCCGAACAACAAACCGCATTGGATGTTTCCGATGCCGTTGACGGAATCATGACCGAAATGCGCGGGGCCCCGCCGGCTGCGATCGAGTCCATTATCGCGAGTGTCGACGAGATTGGTAGACGTGTAGACGCGCGCACCAAAGCGCAAGGTCCGGTCGGGTTCAACGTTGGTAGCTTCGCGCGGCAGTATCTCTGCACGATGTTGCCGCTCAATGCGGATGAGGTGCGCGATGAATGACGAACAGCGGGCCGGTGCCTTTTATGCGAACACGACTTTGCCGCCCGCCGAACAGCAATCCGCACCCGTCGAAAAAACGCCCGAGGAACGCGCCGCGGCGTTCTACTCGAACACGAAGCAGCCCGGCGCGGTCGAAACGCCGACCGCGCCGGTCGAGCCGCCGAAGGCATGGAACGCCGCGGAAAGCCTGCGCGTCGGTGCCGCCGAGCAAGGCGCGCAACAACCGAAGGCAATCGATGCGCTCGCGGAGCTGCGTGCGGACCCCGTGCGCAAGTTCTACGGCGATGAGGGCGTCCACGGCGTCCTGTACGACGAGCTGACCGGATCCGGTCAATGGGGGCAGGGGCTCGTAGCCGCGATCGACGACGGCCTGGGCGGATCGATCGATCGCAAGGAGTTCGCGGCGATCGTCGCCGACCACGGCGGCAACCAGACCGACGTGCGCGAATTCCTTGACGACGCCCGGCTGTTTGCGCAGGGCTGGTCCACGCTTTCCGAGACCGACAAGCAGGCCCACCTCGCCGATGCCGTGCAGGGCATGAAAGAGACGTTCGGCAGCGACTGGGAGCAGGCGTGGGACGCGGCGAACACGCTGGCGAAGCGCGATCCCCGCGTCGCGAAGCTGCTCGTGGAGACGGGCCTCGGCGCCGATCGCAAGACGGTCATCAAGTTCGCGCAGGAAGCGCTGCGGCAGCGGACCGCAGGGAAGCTGAAGTGACGGTCTCGGCGATCAATTGGCGCGAGGTGCTATTCGACCTGCGGCGCCTCGACCTGATGCCGAAAGACGTGGCGCGCGAACTGCGCGGCGTGATCAGCGAGGCGGCCGTGCGCGCGTACACCGAGGAAGTGCGTGAGCCGTCGCACGTGCGCGGCGAGCTGATCCTCGATCTCTGGTGCGAAAAGACGGGCAAGCGCCGCGAAGACGCGCCGCGCCGGCCGCTCTCTAGGCCGTAAGAGTTAGGAAAGAAATACCGTGGGTAAAACTACACCGAAATTAAATAAGGATTACATATGACCGTCACCACTCAAAATCAAGACGTCACGTACGATGGTGACGGCTCGACGATCAACTTTCCCATCCCTTTCTATTTCTTGCGATCGACCGACATTCGCATCGATCGGATCGACTCGAATGGCGCTTTGACACCATTGGTGTACGGGACTGACTTCCTAGTATCGGGCGCGGGTGACGAAAACGGGGGAGCAGCCACGACGACGGCCACTTATGCAGCGGGTATCAAGCTGCATATTTACCGCATTGTGCCGGTCACGCAGGAAACCGAATACCAACAGAACGATTCTTTTCCGGCTAAATCCACCGAGAAGGCGCTCGACAAGCTGACGATGATCGCGCAGCAACACGGGTCCGCGATCGAAAACTCCATTCGATACCCGCTGAACGAATACGGTCGTGACGGCACACTGCCCGTGGCCGCCGACCGCGCGCTGAAAGTGCTCGGCTTCGACGATCTGGGGCAGCATACGATGTTGCCGATGCCGGCGAGCGTCGGCGCGGGCGACCTGCGCAATGAAATGTGGACCGATGGCGTCGACTATACGGCCGGCACATCGACGTCCGTGACGCTTTCGCGCACATACACGTCGAAGGCGAATCTCGGCGTCGTCGTCATGGCCGGTGTGCCGCAAGACCCGGCCAGCTATAACCTCATCGACGGGGGCACGACGCTTCAGTTCGATGCGCCGATCCCCACGTTCACCGGGAGGATCTGGTGCTACGGCGGCACGACGCTTTCGCTGAATACACCGGCCGCCCAGAGCGTCACGGACAGCAGCATTGCGCCGGGCAGCGCACTCTACGATCGCATCGCGAACAACTTCAACCTGACCGACCCGCAGTTCGCCGCTGCGGATTTCACGGCGCAGGTGCAAAAGGCGCTTGATTTCGTCGGCGCGCGCGGTGGCGGCGTGGTGCATGTGCCTGACGGTGTGAATGGGATTGTTTCCCGCTCGATCTACTTCAACTTCCCGAACTGCTATCTCATGGGCAGCAGTCGTTATACGAACTCCTTCCGCGCAGCCGATGCCGCATCGGGGATCGATGCGCAGGCGATGTTCAAGATCCTGGCCGACAACTGCGGGCTGATTGAGATCGGAATAGACGGGAACGTCTCTAACAACCTGAGTAGGGCATTCGGCGGGGTGTTCAGCACGGGGCAGAAGCGCACGACCGTGGAGAGGTGTTACATCCATGACGTGGTTGGCGATGGTGTTCTGCTCTATACGAACAACGTCGGGGCGCGGAATGCGCAGTTTTCGATTCGCGGAAACGAGGTGCGAAACTGCGGATGGACTGGCATTACCGTGTACGGCGGCCAGGCGGGCAGTATCTCGGCGAACACGGTGATCAGCACCGGTTCGCATGGTATCTGGACCGACGCAGTCATTGGGAATCCTGCATTTGGTTCGGAACAGATCAGCGTTTCAGGCAACTACGTCAACAAGGGAAACCCCCCGACTGTAGTGCGCGGCGGTGGCCCCGAGAATGGCTTCCTCATCGTGTTTGGCGCCGCCGATCGATACATTTCCGTCATCGGCAACATGTGCTATGACAACCGCAATGCCGGCGACGACGGTATCGGACTCGGTCAAGACGGTGTGCACAGCAATCAAGGCTGCGTCGTGCAAGGAAACACTGTCGTGTATGCGGGGCTCTTTGGCATCGATGCAACGAACCAGAGCGTCGTCCAAAACAACATCATCCTGTTCTCTACGCAGTGCGGTATCAAGGTCGGAACGGATCTCGGTGGAAGCTGCACGAACTGCCTGATCGACGGAAACCTGATTATCCAACCGAACAACCCGACGGCACGTTATCCGGGTGTTCAGGATATGGGGATTCAGGTTTTCAGCGGGCATCCGCCCGGCGTCTATACCGGGATCAAGATCCGCAACAACACGGTAGTTGATTCGCGGTCGGGTGCAGCGCAGCTGACGAAATACGGGCTCAGCATCGTCTTTGAAGCCGGCATCACCATGGCCGACAACGAATTCAGCGGCAATGATTTCTCGCAAGTCGCAGTCGCTGGCGTGCTAGCGGACGGAATCGGGCCGACCAATTCATCCGGATGGCGATGGAGTAACAACACGTACCCGCAGCAAGTAGCGCCGGTCACCGGCGCTACACCGACCGTGTTCGGTTACGAGAACGTCTCGCTGAGCCAGTCGGGAGCGACTACGGTGACGAACCTCATCGGCGGTTACCAAGGGATGACGCTCGACGTTCAGCTGAACGACGCAAACACAACGTGGCAATTCAATAGCAATCCCAACATGTACGGGAATAGCAACACGAACCTGAATACCGGTGGCGGTAACTGGATGCGGTTCAAGTTCTACAACGGTGTGTGGGCCGGCCAACGCACGGTGACGTGATCGTTGCGACCACGACTCGCTGATTCTTTCCACCCAGACGAAGGCACTCCAATGAAAAAGATTCTGCTCGGCGCGCTGCTCGCGCTGACGGCGGCCGCGCACGCCGCAACGAAAATTCCTGTACAGATGCTCGATCCGACCGGATCGGCGAGCGGCCAAACGATCGTGTCGACCGGGCCCGCTGGCACGCCGGCATGGGGCGGTGTCGCGGTCGGCGGCCTCGCGCCGATCACCGCGAATACGGTCGTGGCGAATGCAACTGGCGCAACCGCTGCGCCGACTGCGGTGGCCGTGCCGAGCTGCAGCGGCACGAACAGCGCGCTGCGTTGGACGTCTGGGAGCGGCTTCACGTGCGCGAGCGCGATCGCGCTGACGTCGAGCGGCCTGAACCAGTTCGCATCGACAACGTCGGCGCAGCTCGCGGGCATCATTTCCGACGAGACGGGTACGGGCTCGCTCGTCTTCGGCACGAACCCGACGATCGCAGGCGCCACGGTCACGGGCACGCTGACGGTTTCCAACTTGTCAGCGAGCGGCACGATTGCCGGTATTAGCGGGCGACTGCTGAACGTGCAAACGTTCGTCGCCGGAGGGACGTACGCGCCGACTACTGGCGCGAATCGGGCGCTTGTATGCGGCGCAGGCGGTGGCGGGGCCGGAGGTGGCGCGTCTGCGACTGGTGCCGGGCAGGCATCTATCGGTGGTGGAGGGAGCGCGGGCGCGTTCGGCTGCATCTACATCACTGCCGGGCTCACGTCGCAAACTGTCACGATCGGGGCGGCTGGAACAGGGGTATCGGGCGGCAATGGTGGTAGTGGCGGTCAGACGAGTTTCGGGTCATTGATGATTTTGCCGGGCGGTCCAGGGGGCGGAATCGCGGGCCCCACCGCAGCGCCTGCGGTAGCGGTGGGGACCGGGCAGTCAGCAGCCCCGAGCGGCGCCGGCACATACGTCTACAGTTCGAAGGGTGTCTACGCGACCCACGGAATGATCGCGTCGTCGACAAACTTTGCGAGTGGCACAGGCGCATCTTCGAGCTATGGGGCCGGCGGCCCGAATCAGGCGAGCACGACGGCTGCCGGCTCGCCCGCGTCAGGAAATGGTGCTGGCGGCGGCGGCGCGGGAGCTCTGGCGTCGGCGGCCGCGCAGGCCGGTGGCGACGGCTCCCGCGGTATCGTGATTGTGTACGAGTACCAGTAGATGGGGCGATCGAGCAGCAGCTACTCGTCGACGCCGACGGGCTTCCGATACCGATTCAGGGCTTTGATATACGCGCCGCAACCGCCGAGGTTGCCTGAGTACTGATAGCCCTGAACGAAGCCCGCCGGTCCGATTGCCAGATCGATGTCGCAGTTGAAATTGAGCGGCACGTATTGCGTCGATGCTGACGTGCCGGTGTAGCTGAACGGTGTTGTGCCGACCGTTCCGAACCCACTGTTCTGGCCGTACGACGTGAGCGGCATCAGGCCGGTTTGCTGTCGACCCCAATGCACGATCTTCATGCCGGCGACTTCGCGCTCGCCAGCCGGGTAACCGAGCACCTGGACAGCGACCGATACAGGCTGGTTGCGCAACGCACTGAGGCCCTTGTCCATCTGGCCGAACGTGACGCAGCCTGACAACGCGCACGTGAGCGCACACACCCCCGCGATTCGCTTCATCTGTTCCCCCGTTTTCCTCGTTGTGGTTCGGCGGATTCTAACGCGCTGCGCGACCGCCGGCGAGCAACGCTCAAGTTGTGTAAAGGGTGGCTGTACAGGTCGTACAGAGTTGCCTAACGTCCTGATTTTGTTGCATTTTATTTCTCGTTCGCTCTATACTGAGCCTGTCGACGCAAACAACGTCGGCCGGGTTTAGCAGCCCGAATGCATGCGGCGGTCAACCGCTCGCGATAGCGGTTTTTCTTCGTCTGTACTTCGCGCTTTCTATGGGCGGCGATGGTGGGGAGGCTTCGGCCTGCCGGGTTCCGTATGCCCCGGTCTGCTAACCCCGTCATCGACGCCCGCCCCGTTTAGCAGCGGGATGGCGCATGCGCATACGGAGCTCACCATGAACGCCAACGTTCAATCTCTTGCTTTCCCTATCGGTAGTATTCCTGATCAAGTGACGGTGTCGTCGCATGACCTTGCGGCTATCTACGCGCTGCAGGGCGAACTCCGTACGTGCATCTTTGCGCTTCGTGGCGCGTTCGCTCAGCACGTCGACCTCGACACGATACCTAGCGCTTCATGGTTTTGGCAGCGGGCCGAAGCAGCGACCGGCGAGCTCGATGCAGCGATTACCAAGGCTATCGGCCTAGACTGA